CGCGGTTTAGCGTGAACTTGGCATCTGGCGTCGACCCGCCCGTGGCGATACCCTTGGTAACATCCGGCGTGGTAGCCATCGCTGTCGGGAAGCTCAGCGGTCGGTCACCGCTTGGGGTCAGCGTCTGAACCCCACCGTTGTAGTATTCAGCTTCGTGGCTGGTCCACAGGTTTCGAGCAATCGCCGACTGCACGACTGATGTCGCGTTGGCGAGAAGGTTCAGTGTGGCCAGTAGCAGTGTACCCGCTGGTTGAGCCGGAGCAACAGGCGAGGCTGCTGGTGTTCCAGCCAGAGCGTAGATTTTGGCTCCATAGAGGGAGCCGGAATAGTCGGCGTCATCTACGGCCATCAAGATTAAGTCAGTGCGCGGTAGTGTCGACACTGGGTTAACCGTCACGTTGACGACTGCGTCGCTCATGATCGCGTAGGCGCCACCGTCCGAAGCCGGAGTCGGGCAGATTGCGCGGCCGGGGGAGACTTGAACGGTCATGTTGGGCGTGGCCTGCTGCGAGACCATCATACCACTGACGATGCGTCCAACTCCGGATAGAGGGTCGGTTGAGTAGTCGAGCATCAGCCCAGTTTCGAGCCGGTCGTCGAGCGCGTTGTAGGCTCCCGACTGCAAGTATAGGCACTTTAGTGTCATGGTCTCATCCTGCGATCTGCTGTCGGAGCGTCCAGTCGTCTACGATGTAGTTCCACGGGATGGTAGTACCCGATCCGTCCGACGGTGGGGCGCCCGTGATCTTTAAGTAGACCCCGAGGTCCACTGCGGCGTCGGAGAATGCGGCGGGGGTGGTCGCACTAAGCGGAGTCGTCGCGTTCGCGCCCAGGTTCACAGTAGCGACGTCGACGTCAGTGATGGTGCCACCTGCGTTGCGCCACCAGACGCCGAGCTTGGCCACTGCCGGGACGGTGCACTTGGTGGTCACCTGCGCGTTCCACTTGACGTTGCCGCCCGACACGCCCATGCCGTATGACCTAACCTCGGATGACAGCCCAACCTGCGTGATGCTGACGGTCTTCCAATAAGTGCAACGCAATCGAGCGTCGTAAGGTCGAGCGTAGCCGTAGTAAGTCGGGTTAGTGGTCGGACCGGGCCCGAACTCCAGCCCTCGGAACGTGCCGTCCCGGATCCGGTCGGCAATGCCGCCGATATTGATCAGGTTGCAGGAGCCCATCAAATAGCGGCCTGGCCAGGTGAAGCGGACTAGGTCGGGGAATGAGTTGGTTAGCGGCCCAACCGCGCCTGAGGCCGGGGGTGTGGCCACAGTGTGCGCACCGATGACGGAGGTGCCACCCTCGGACCAGAACCAGTGTTCCCAGAAGATTAGCAGGTCAAACGAGATCCAGTCGCCCGCGATGGAGTTTACCGCGTCAGCGAACCCAGCCGGATCCCACCACAGATAGGAGCGGGTGTTGCCGTCTACCGCGTCAAACTGACCCTGGAACGCGTGGTCGACGCCATCGGAGCCGAGCGCTGGCTTGAAGGTATTGTCGCCCTTGTAGTTGCGCCAGGCGTACGGGGTGATGTCGAAGGATCGTTTCTCTCGGTTAACGACCGGTGTGGAGGCCGCGTGGCTCATCTGATAAGACCAGATGCCGGAGATTGCATCGGGGCCGGTAACCAGAATGCCCTTCTCCGGGAACGCCCAACCGTCTACGCGCTTGTCCTCGTAGCCCGGGTTGGGTAGCAGATTTGGCCCGTAGACCAGTGCGGTTGTGCCCTGGGCGGGACGCTGAGCTGCGGCAAGGCGACGTTCGGCCGTGGATAACCGCTCCTCGGTCCGGGTCAGCCACTCGGATAGGTCCACCGTGCGCGCTACGCGGGTCATATCGGAATAATCACCGTTCCGTCAATCAGAGCGGGTACCATCTGTACCTTGACTTCGTCCCGCTGGCCTGCGTCAACCGCAATGGAGGCGATGCGTACCTGGATGTCGTAGCCCTCGACAAAGGCTGGGCTGGGCGGCACAATCAGCCGACAGTCGTCGCCCACACCATACGAGCCCAACACCGGATCCTCATCGGCGTCGGGCACGCTGATGGTGATGGTCAGGATGACCCCTGATCGGGCCGCTTGCTCGGCTTTTGCCTTCTCGTTGAGGGTCGCTTGGACCGATACGTCTGTGAAGCTGAGCGCGTCCTCCATCCGCATCCAACCTGCACCATACATGAATCTAGCTTCGTAGGTGGAGATCAGCGGGTTGGTTGCATCGGACGAGTTGGTGCCCAGACAGTCGATCACGGTGGTTGCAGCGGCTGCGTCCTCCTGCCAGTACTCGATCTGGCAGTTCACGCCGACGATGAACGTGATGTGGCCTTGGTCAAGGGTGCGCCCGAGCCGAGGGTAGCCGACCCGCATCTGGTCGGACCACACCCCGTTAACAAACACGGGATCGTTCTTAATGTCTGGCCCGTCGATGACCCCGCATAGCGCGCGGATCATTTCACCGTAGCTCTTGCGGTCGTAACCATAATAGGAGCGATCCCGGCGTACGCCCGTAGTCACGTTGCCGACCATAGTCACACCTAGGTTACCGTAGGCATCCTGTTGCGGCAGCGTGAACAGCGTCGACAAAATCATCGCCTGATCGATCTGGTTGAAAATGATCGTCTGGCGGATGCGCCTCCGGTCCCAGTAGCTGAGGACCTCCTCGCAGCCGATGGTCATTGTGCCGGACGGATTCATTTGGCGCTTCCAGAGGATGCCGCTCCACGCAGGCATCGATCCGCGCAACACCCCGATCATCACCCGGCCCGGAAGTAGGATGTCCGTCATTCCGCCTTCTGTGATGGGAATGGTGGCGGACATCTGACCCGCGCTGTTGATTCGCGCCTCATAGCTGAGAGTCGACCAGGGTAGGGTGGCGATGATCGCGCGGGTTTGCATGCTCCGCACAATCAATGTGGTATCGATGCCTTCGTTCGGTCCCGTCATAGATTCGCCGATTGGGTAGTCACTCGACAGTTGCCCGTCCCGGACTGCGCGAATAGGCGGATGGTCCATGTGCCGGGCGGAATCGCTGGCCACTGGGCACCCGGCCCGAGTAGATCGCGCCGCTCCACCCCGTTAAGTAGCAGGTGGAAGTCGCGGGTCACCTGGAGCACGTCAGACGGTCCCAGCGACACGGTCAGCTGGAACTGACTAATACCCACCACTTCGATGCGTGGATTAAGCAGCACACCCTGCAGTATGCAATCGCATGGTGCAGCGACGTTGCCCGTGTTGGTGAGCTGTCCCTCAGACACGACCTGGCTTGCGGGTGGGTATTGCCAGCCCTTGGGCGCGACGTAGTTCGGGGCGCCGGACGTCAGGGTGTAGCCGCGCTTGTAGGTTCGGCCCGTGAGCCGACCCGCACCCGCAATCAGCGTGACGGACTGGAGATCCCCGGTGTAGACCTTGGGGTCCGGGCAATAGAACTCCAGATGAATCTCGCCCAGTCGCCAGTCAGCCCCCATATCACTCGGCATAGCCGACCGCCGAAGCTTACCATAGACCTGCCTCCCGTCCGTCAGGATAAGCCGTTCGGTAGTGCGGCGCGAGGGGCTCATCTGATATAGAATCGCCTTGCGCTTCGCCTCCAGATCGGTCGGAGACGAGCCCTGGATTCCGAGCGACATTACGATGGTGCGCGCATCGACTTGATCAGTGCCAGTCCAGGTACCATCCATCTGCGGCCGGTCGAGGTCCGACGTCCGAATCGGCGCCATGTCGTCGATGCCGGTGATATCCGTGACAGGATACGCGGTGCCCGGCCCGAAGAATAGGTTACGCCACTGGCCCTGCTGTGTGCTTCTCATGCACTAATACACCCTCGCCGCAGTTAGCACCAGGTCGAGGAACCACACCGCGATCCCAGCCGATAGCAGCACCAATGCGTAACGAACGATTGGATCCGGTCGAGACGCCACGAACGACGCACCCGCAGCTAGCAAGAACGCTAGGATCAGCAACACGATGTGAAGTGGGTTCATGTCTCCTCCTAGGCGGGTACCAGACCGCCAGCCTTGGCCTTCCATAGGATCTGATTGACAACGTCGTTGGCGTTGAGCTGGGTGCCGAAGCTGCGGGCGTCGATGTTGAAGCTTTGCCCGAAGCCCTGGGCCTGAATCTGGCCCGTGGGGCTGATGCTTCCGGACACCTGCTGTCCGCCGATGGTCGCGCTGCCCTGAACACCCTTAGCGGCAGAACCCGACACGTTGTAGTTGATCTTCTGGCCCATGATATCGAGCGAGCCCGCTGCTTGGCCACCCTGCTTGACCATGGTGATGATTTGGTCGAGCTTGGACCGAAGCTGTGGTAGCAGATCGTCGAGGCCCTTTTGGAGGCCCTGCATGATGTTCTGGCCGATCTCACGGAACACACCCGACGGAGAGTGGATGTTGAGCGCGTTACGCACCGGTTCCGGGATCAGGTTGGTGAGATAGGACACGATTTGGGGGCCGAGCTGCTGTAGCCCATTGAGCAGGCCGTTCATGATGTCCCGGCCCATATTGACCATCTGACCGGGCAGAGCCTGTAGCGCGGCCATAATCTTGCCGGGTAGCGCCTGGACATCGGCAACGATAACGCCGATGAGCCGCACCGACTCGTCGCGAGCGCGGTTCCACCCGACGACCAGGGAATCCCACAGCATTTGCGCGAATCGGGACAGTGCTGCCGCGACCTTAGGAGGTAGGGCATTGACCGTGTCGCCGAAGCGGGTCATGTCGTTGCCGGTGTCGCTCAGCGACCTATTGACGTGCGCGCCGAAGCCCTCGACGTCCTGGTACGCCTGCGTGAACGAGGTCTTCATCTTGGTGCCCCAGTTGCCCACTGCGGTACCAAAGTTGGTGACGTCGGTCACAGCCTGGCCGAACGAGGTGGCGACCTTGGACGCCCATTGCTCGATCGCCGGACCGCACCAGTCGACGAACTCCTTAAGCTTGGCGAACAGCGCGTCTACCGCGTTGCGGAATGTCTCGCTGTGGTTGTAGGCGATAACGATTCCGGCTACCAGCGCGGCGACTGCCGCGATGACCAGGCCAATCGGGTTCGCCGTGAGTGCGGCGTTGAGCAACCATTGGATGGCCGTCCATGCCTGGGTTGCCGCGTTCACCGCAATAATCCGAGCCAAGGTGATCGCAGCCGCCACGTTGAACGCAATGGTCTGGGCGTTCAGGATCCCGATCACAACCAGGACGGCGGTAACGGCGTCGCGCCACTGGTACACTACCCCAGCGATTCGGCCCACCACATCCAGGAACCCCGTCACGCCGGTGACCGCTTGGTTGAGCACGGTCAGCATGGCCAGGAATGCTGGGGCTAGTTTCTCGCCGAGTGCGGCTTGGGCGTTCTCTGTCTCGGCCGCCATCCGCTTCTGCGAGTTGGCGACGCTATCCGATGTGCGAGCGAAGTCGCCCTGCGCCTGCCCCGTCTGCTCCATGATCAGAGCGCGGGTGGCGATGATCTCGTCGCCCTTGGTGATTTCGGAGCTGGTTGCCGCCAGCCCCATCTGCAGGGCCTTCTGGTTGACTGCCTCTTTATTGATCAGGACGCCGAAGCGCTCGATCGGGTCGTACTCCCCACGGAACGCCGCGCCCAGTGCGGTCACGGCCTCGTCCGGAGTGGTCCCCGCAAATGAGGCCATGTCTCCGGCCAGGCCAGTCATCTGGGTAGAGAAGTCGGCCAACGGCTGGCCAGTTAGACCAACCGCCTTGCCGAACGTGCCGAAGGTGTTGCTAGCTTCGAGCGCAGCCGACTTGCTCAGGCCGAACGACGTCGCCGCTGTATCGGCGAATCGCTGCACCGAGGCGCCCGCTTCACCGAACTTGACTTGCGTGACACTGGTCGCATCCTCCAGCCGGGCGAACGCGTCCACCGAGCCGGATACGAACTCCAATACCTTCTGTCCCGCTGCGGCCAAGAGACCGCCTGCGAGTGAGCCCACCGCGCTGCCCAGCGCCGAGCCGATCGCCGCGCCGCGTGAGGTAGCCTCACCGCGCGCTCGATCTAGCTCGGACATATCTAGCCGGATGCGACCGACTAGATCGGGCAACAGGGCCATGCTATCCTACCCTCGATGGAGGTCGGGATCGCTCCAGACCCTGAGACAGGGCCATCAGCCATCCGGCAGATCCTTGGTTGGCAGGCGCTTTCGGTTGCGGCTCGGGGGGAGCCTCGGGCGAGGTAAACTCCCGGTGCATGTCGGTTAGTGCGAGAAGCTGACGCGGCGTCATTTCTTGCCACTCTTCTTGCGTACGACCGAGGATGACGACAGCGATGTAGTACCATTGGGCGAAGGGGATTCGGCCCGGCGGTCCGCCCGATTGGCCACCAGACCCGTTGCTTCCCCCGCCATCGCCTTTTCACCCAGCTCGCCGAACGCGTCGGTGAACGCGCGAGTGAAGGCCTCCACAACCTCCTCAAGCTGAGAGGGACGGAGCGCCATGGCAACAGCGCGCCGTCCCTCATTGTTATCAGCGAAGATGTGTAGCAACCCGGCATGGATGATGTCGATCAGCATCTTGACGACCGGCCGGTCGAGCATCACCTGGCCGTGGTCGTCTGTGATCAAATTCTGCATCTCCGTGACGGAGCCAAACTGTAGCTCGATCTTCTCCAGGCTGAGCATGGAGTAGACCAGCTCGTGTTTATCATCTCCGATTGTGATCCACTGGCCAGAGCTATTATTCGTACCGGGCATGCGGTACCTCTATTCGGTTGGCGCGTCGGGTTGCGGCGGCCGGGGTCTAGACGGGTACCGGCTCCACTTCGGCCGGAACCTGCGAGGTCACGACTACCCCGGTGCACACTGTGACCGGAGCGGGGAACGCGGCGCGGATGGCGTCAATGCTGAATACCGTTCCGGCCGGGCATTCGGCCGCAACGACCTTGCGCACCTGACCGGGTGGGGTGGCCACAGCGGCGGCCCCGTCCACGCTGACCAACAGGTGCCCCTTGGCCTCTCCCGCATTCGCCAGACCCGCGCCCGCGAAGGCGGCGAATAGCAGCACGGCTACGATGATCCAAATCCGAGTCATATCTTCTCCTTAGGCGAACGGAGGCTCGGGCGTCCAGGCGGCAGGCGGGCTGTAGCTTTCAACGATCACGACGTCGAGCCACGGCGAGGTACCTGTGGGTGGGTTGACGTTCATCTCCGCCGTAACCGTCTGGTAGTCCTCCTCGGCCGCGCCGATCTCGGGGAAGCTTGACAGGCTGCACTTACTCATCACGAACGCGACCGCGCCACCGGGCGCGTCGGACGCTGCGGAGACCGCTCGCATGCCGAACGACTTCGGGAAGGCCGAGGACAGCAGCGACCAGCCCTGGCCCTCGTAGGGAACGGTGGCGCTCTCTGTTCGGTCGCTCACCGTACCGCCCAGCATCACGGCCAGGTTCATCAGCGACAGCTTGGCGTTCTCGATCGCCGCCGTCAGACCGGTGATAATGGACTGCTGGTCGATCAGTCGGTTGTCGCCGCGTAGCTGCTTGGTGTCCATGTCGCCGGTGATCGCCAGCGACTTGATACCCGGGACGTCGAACCACTCACCGTAGGTGCACAGCGCGCCCACGGCATCGGTGAGCACGCTGGCAATCTGGCAGTGCTGTACGGCGTAGACCTTGGTGATACCCTGATCGGCGACCGGGGTCGGCTGAGTCATTTCTGCCTCCTATGGCGCTGGGACTGCCAGCTGGCGATCGATCTGCACCGTTACGATTGTGCG